TTTAATTAAAAATTCTAATAATATTATCAATTCCATTATTACAAATAGGACAATTCTTATTTATATTCTTAGAACAAGTTCCACATAAACATAAATGACCACAGGGAACACTAGCATAATTTTTTTTATTTGTTAAACAAACATTACACCTTTTTTCTTCATCATCAGTTATTTCAAAAGGACTAATTGCTCTTTTATTATTTAATTCTTTTAACTCTTCATTATAACTATAATAACTTTCTTCATCACTATAAATACTATATACATCGCTTATTAATTCATCATAACAACTAATACAAAGATATTCATCTTCATACAGTCTTACACAATTATTACAATAATATTTTCCATCTAAACAATCTTCACAATTACTTAAATTATGAAATTTAAATTCTGTTATATTTTCACATTCAGAACAATAAAAATTCATTTTATAGTTAGAGTTCATTGTTCTTAAATTTATTTTATATCTAAGATTTTTTAATATTTCATTTGTAATAAGTATGTTTTTATATTCATCATAAAATTTTTTATTATAATCAATATAACATTTTTCACAATAATTTAAATTATAATTATACTGACAAGTATTACTAATACATTCATAACATTCTCTTTTCCAACATTTTATTTTAGTTTTCTTAACACATTTATTACATAATATATCAGCACAATCTAAACATTTATTTAATTTTTTACAATTCATAATTTTTAAACATTTAAAACATTCTATTTTAATATTTGATTTTTTTAATTTTGTATATGAAAATTTTTTATGTTCTTTAATATTATTAAATATTTCTTTAGTAATAATAGTATTATTATATTTTGTTAAAAATAAATTAAAATCATTTATAAATATTTTTTCATTACAATCATTACAATAATAAATATTTTTGTTTAAAGTTGAATGAAAAAAATGTTTTAAATTATTATCATCTATATTACATATAGAACATATATTTTCATTGGTTAATAAATTATTATTTTTTGTGTTATGATTACAATTTTTTATATTACAACATTTTTTACAATAATTCAAAATACAATTATTACTACCATTTTTATTACAAGAACATTTAATATTAATCTCCATTTTAATTTATTTATACTTTTATCTTTAATAATAATCAATTTTTTTAATTATATTAACCATAATATATAAATTTATCTAAATACAAGAACAAATATAATATTCTATTAGTAATCACAGATAGTTATTATAATGATAATAACATAAAAATAAAAGAATTATATGACAAAAATATAAAATTATTTCATAAATATAAAGTAAAATTACTTACAAAAAGAAATAAAAATTTTAATTTTTTTATTAAATTATACAATTTTAAAAATAAAAAAATTAAAGATTATAAATCTCCAAATAATTATATATTAAAAGATATTCAAAAATTAGAATATCCAAATAATTCCAATTTATCCTTATATAGCGATTATAATAATTCTACAAGTAATAAAACTTTAGGATTTAAAAATAAAGACAAAGCAATTTATACAATTAACACCATTAAAAATAAATCTATAAAATATCAAATCAGCGTTATTAATACTATGTTAGGAAGAGCAAAAAATCATCCACATAAAACAAAAGAAATGGACGAAGCAATTAAAGTATTTAATAAATGGATTAAAAATTATAAGAAATAAAATAATTATTTATTTATATATTATATATGACTGATTTTAGACACCTAATATTTACAAAATGTAAAAATAAAAAAAAAAAGAATACTGGACCCACTGGACCTCAAGGAGAACAAGGACCACAAGGTGATACTGGACCTCAAGGATTAAATGGACCTCAAGGTGATACTGGACCTCAAGGATTAAATGGACCTCAAGGTGATACTGGACCTCAAGGAGAACAAGGTATTCAAGGACCACAAGGTGATACTGGACCTCAAGGAGAACAAGGTATTCAAGGACCTCAAGGTGATACTGGACCTCAAGGAGAACAAGGTATTCAAGGACCTCAAGGTGATACTGGACCACAAGGTCAAGCGTCTGTAGATGATAATAATAATATATTATTAGGTAATTGGAGTGGAACTGGTTCAACAGGTGAAGCTAATTTAGCTATAGGTAATAATACTGGTGTTAATACATTAACACAAAATGGAAATTGGAATATAGCTTTAGGATTAAATGCAGGTGTGGAACAGAATAATAATCAAAATATAGCAATTGGAACAACAAGTGGTAATTTACAATCAGGTTCATCAATAGCAATTGGTAGAAGAGCAGGACAAAATCAAGGTAATAATACTGTAGCATTAGGTTTATTTAGTCCAGATCAAATAGGTTCTGTAAATCCTCAACCAAATGGTTCAATAATATTAAATACAAGAGGAGCAAATGATTTTAATGATATTAATGCATTAAATGAAAATTCTACATATATATGTCCTATAAGAAATGATAGTGATTATGATAGTTATAATCAACAAACAACACCACCTGAAAATTTAATGTATAATACTGATACAAAAGAGGTTAATACAAATAGTTCAGTATGGTCTTCAAAAATTATTTTATATAATGTAAATGATAATACTAAAAATATAGAATTAACTTGTGGAGATAATGGAAAAATATTAGTAAATGGTAGTGATTATAATAATGATACATTTCAAATATAAAAATTGAAAATTATAATATTTTTTATAATAATAAAAAAAATAAAAGATGCAAATTTTTGTGTACAGAACTGGTATTAATAATAATTTTCCAATGATTAAAATAAACAATAATGAAATTATTAATTTAATAAATAAATTGGATTATTATAATACTAATCGTAATGAATATAAAAATGAATATTTTGTGGTGAATAATTCACAATTATTACCAAATGAAATTAATAAAAAAAATCATTTATATGCGTATTATCCTCTTAATATTAATAATATGACTTTATTGTATGAATATAAAGATAAATTTTATAATGGAGAAAAAGAATTTTTAGAATATTTAGAAGAAAAAATGATTATTCCAAAACAATTAAATAGAGTAGTATTTAATAAACATATTATTTAATTTATATATTTTATTAAATAATACCCAGATGATTTTTTACCTTCATAATTTTCAATAGTTTTATAAGTTAAATCAGAAATAATATATTCATTCTTTGTATAAAAATGTAATGTATCATCCAATGAATGCAATATTACTTTTTTTCTATATTTTGATTTTGATAATTTAATAAATTTTTCAAATTCAGTTAATAAACAATTTCCATAGCCATAATCACGATATTCTTTATCTATACCACATAATAACATATAATAATTATTTATACTTTTAGATAATGATTTTATATAAACAATAAATCCAATAATCTCATTTTCATTAAAATATCCATTTATACAATATACTAATAACTTACTTTTACTATCACTTATTATATTATCTAAATATCCATCATTTATATTTCCACAATATTCCTTTATTATATTACTATACTTATTTTTATCCTTAATAAATAACATCTATATATTACTATAATATAGATTTTAAATAAAAAAAATTGAAAAATTTCCTCTTTCATAGATATTATTATTACTTTCAGTTATTCCCTGTTTATCAATCCAAAATGTCTCCAAGAGCCCAGTCTTTTAAAAACATAAAAGAAGAAGAATATTTTAAATTAATTCAAAAACCATCTATTAATGAAATGAATAATATTTAATAAAAAAAATTTTTTTTAGAGACCAGTGGAACCAAACCCACCTTCTCCTCTTTCAGTATTAATATCTAATTCATTAATATCATTAACAATTTCAACAACAATTGGAATTAAATTAGGAGCACATAATTGTAATATTCTTTGATATTTTTCTATATTATGAATATTATTATTAATTAATTGTTTATTTACATCAAAAACACCAATAATATTTCCTCTATAACCAGAATCAATAATTCCAGTATTATTTGCTAATCTTAATGGAAGTTTTGAGATGCTCGAACGAGGATATAAATAATATCCTGTTGGTCTAACTTTTAAATTATTTGATACTTTTTTAACTATTTTAGAAGAACATTTAATTTTATGATTAATCTTAACAATATTTAAATTATTTTCTTGGTCTAAAATAATTTCTTCTGGATTTAACAAATCAAAACCAGCATCATAATATTCTTTTTCCATTTTCTCATTATGTTCTAAAACTCTTTCAGAATAAATATTTTTTAACATATCATCATCACTATCAATAAACATTTTTAATAACATATATTCATCACTGTAAGCAAAATTCATCTTTGTATTGTTATTTATTATAATATTCTTAATTATATTAATTTTTCAATTTTTTTTTTGTATAATTTAATAAATATTATTTTTATTAAAAATTGAAAATAATTAAATATCATTACCAATAAATTACAATATGAATTTAAAAGATAAAGAATTACTGACAAAAATATATAATGTTCTTTATAATTATAATTTAATTAAAATATTAAATAAAATAAACTTTAAAAATGTTGATATTTACAAAAACAAAGAATATTTATATTTGATAATAAATATAAATGAAAAATTATTATGTAAGTGTAATTTTAATGAAATAATTTGGTCTTTAAAAATAATTAAATATTTTTTAAAAAATTTAAATAAAAATTTTTTAAAAGAATTTAATAAAATAAATTTATTAGCAGAAATTTGTGATTTAGAAAAAACTAAAATCACTAGTATCTAAAATTAAAAATATTTTGTGATATAATTTTTTTAAATTATTTGTTTTGAAAATTGCAAAATATTATTTTTATCATAAAAAAAAGTAAATAATATATAAATTTTTTGTCTAAATATTTTATTTTTATTAAAATTTTCAAATTATTTTACTTGTATATTATAAATTTTTTTAGTTTCATTTTTAAGAATTAAATTTATATATTTAATAATAAAAATTATGCATAACTATCCTTCATTGGATTAATAATATCAATTAAATTTGGCATTGTCATTACTCTTACTTTACAACAATATCTTTTTAATTTTAATGAATTAATAACGTCTGTTCTTTTTTGTTCCTTTTCTTCATTACTTAATTTAAAATCATTATTAATTTTGTCATATTCTTCATTAATTTTAATAATTCTATTGGAAATTATATTACCACAAGATGGACACTTTAAATAATACATTATTATATTATTTATTATTATATTATTAATTATTATTTATAATTCAATTTTTATTATGTTATACAATTTATAATTTTTATAATTTATTAATTATATGAAAGAAATAGATTTAGGAATTTTTAAATCTGATGATAATGATAATATATTTATAGTTGGTGATATTCACGGTGATTATGAATGTTTAATTCACTGTTTAGTTGATTTATGTAAATGCTGTTATATTATTAAACATAATAATGAATGTCAAAAATTAAAATGGATTGAAAATAACGATACAAAATTAATATTTACAGGTGATTTAATACATAGAAAAAGATTTGAAGATGTTTTAGATGATGAATGTTCGGATGTTTATATAATTGAAGAAATATTAAGATTAAAAGATGAAGCCAAAAAATATAATGGAGATATAATATTAGTTAGTGGAAATCATGAAATAATGAATATAATATATCCAGAAAATGGTTCATATACATCACCAAAAAATAAAAAAGAAAATTTAAAATTTTTTACAGATAAGAAAAAAATAAATTTTTATATTGATAATTCATATGCTTGGATAAAAATAAATGATATTTTAATAGTTCATGGAGGTTTATGTTCTCAATATATGGGTTATATTGAAAAAAAAAATCCAGATAAAAAAGGCATTGAAATTATAAAACACATTAATAAAAAATATAGAGATTATTTTACTAATTTTAATTATAAAAAAAAAGAAAAAGATAGTGAGGCATATAATTTATTTGAGGCATATGAATTAGACCCGAATAGTTTGAAACATAATATGTTTTGGTGTAGACAATGGGGATATTCTAATATTAAATGTAATGAATTAAAAGATTTAATTGGTAAAGTTGATTGTGGTAAAATGATTGTAGCACATTGTCCTCAATTCCTTGACCCTGATAAACCACAAACAATCAGTTTTAGATGTGAAAATAAAAACGATGGATTTAATTTAGCAAGAATTGATTTAGGAATGTCAAGGGCTTTTGAATATAATTGTTGTGATGATAAGCGTTTAACCATAGATAAAGATAATTTTGATGAAAGTAATATTAAGATGTTTTTAAAATATTTAAAATTTAATTTTAATCGTAAAATACAAGTATTAAGATTAATTAATAAAGATGATAAATTAAATTTTAATTATTCATCAATTATTACTGAAAAATTATCTTGCTTACAATATTTATTATTAAAATATGGAATTAAAAAAAAATATTGGAAAAAAAAAGGTATAGAAAGTGATTGGATTGGATTTGATTTAATTGATATGTTATGTAATAAAAATTTTCTTAAAAAATGTAATAATGATAAAGTTGAATTAAATAATTCATTCTCTATAATTGAAAATATATTATGTGAAGTAGTTAAAAAAAAAAATGAAGATGATTTATTTTCTGTAGAATGTTTTTATAAAAACAATCATTTCTAAATTACTTTCATTTATTATTTTACAACTACAATCATTATTAATTTTTATAACTTTATTTTCATTTATATTAAATTTATTCATTTTTAGTTTATTTTCAATTGTTATAAGTTTATTTACATTAAAAAAATTATCTTTTATTAAATAAGTATCCATTGGTCTTATAATTATTTTTTTTTCTTTATAATAATCAAAATTATTAATATCAAACATTTCATAATCATTTGGTAATGTATAAAATATTAATACTAATATCAATGTAAAAATAAAAAAAAAATAAAATAATATAATACTGTAATTTAATATTTTTAAAATCATATTATATATATATATATAACTTATATAATGAATTTAAGTAATATTATTGAAGAAATTACTAATATTAAACAAAAAAATATAATTTATATATTAATTATAATTCTTATAATTATTAATAAATATTCTATAATTGATGGTTTATTTAAACAAATTATAATAGTTACTTTAATTTTGGCAATTTTTGATGTTTTTCTTAAAAAATATTTATTATTTAAAAATACAGATGAATATTACATATTTATTATTAATAATATTATTTCAATTGTTATTATTAATTTTTTGATTTTCTTTATTAATAATAATTTAAAAAAAGACACATTTATCACTTTATTTTATATTGGTTTTGCTTGCTTATTTTATGAATTAATTGTATTCAAATTATTTAATTATAATAATCTTTGTAATGCAAAATTAAGAGACATAACTAAAATAATTATGAGATTATCCACTATTAATATATTATATAGATATTTAGAACAAAAACCTTATGACAAATATTGGTTTAATAAATCATTTTCACAATTATGCAATTTCCTATTATTTAGTATTGTATTTATTCATTAATTCCATATTGTTTAATTAATCTTTTTACTTCTCTAATATAATATTTTATTGCTTTGTTTATTTCTAATCCTTCTTGGTCTTTCCAAGCATTATATTTTCTCTTTGCTTTAAAATTTAAAAAACCTGGCTCATCAATATTACAATCTCCTTCTGTTGATTGTTTATATAATCCATATAATGTTAATAATACATCATCTTCTGGCGTTTCTTTTAAATTTTTTACAATTTCGGAATATTTATTAAATTCTTCTTTCAAAGCACTCATATAAAAATATTTATATTTAATTTTTTAATTAAATAAATTATAATTTAATAAAAAATATTTAAATTAATCTGAATCACTATCTGAATCACTATCTGAATCACTATCTGAATCACTATCTGATACTTTTTTTACTGGAATAATATCTTCATCACTATCAGTATCAGATTGAATATTTTTAGCATCCTTCTTTTTAGTATTTTTCTTTTTAGTATTCTCTTGTTTAACATCCTTCTTTTTAATATTCTTCTTTTTAGTATCTTCATTATCACTATCTTCATTATCACTATCTTCATTATCACTATCTTCATTATCACTAACATCATTATCAGATAATTCTTCTTTTTTATTATTTTTTTTCTTAGTATTCTTCTTTTTAATATCTTTAACATCATCAGCATTATCTAATATTTCTTCTTTTACATTATTTTTTTTCTTCTTGCTATTTTTCTTTTTAGTGTTTTCATTATTACTATTATCATCTAATACTTTTTTTTTTGTAGAAGATTTCTTTTCTTCTTTTTTATCTTTATTATCTTTATTATCTTTATTATTTTCATTATCATTTGTCTTTTTTGGTTTAGAATCTTTTTTAATCATATTCTTAAAAGTAGGAGGCTTTTCAATATCTAATAATTCTTTAAGTTCTTTTTTAAATTCATTAATTTTTTTATCATATAAATTATTAGAACCTTTAACACGTTCATCAATAAATTCATTATTAATTTTATTATTTAATTCATCAAAAGTCATAATATCTTCTTTAACTTTTAAATAATACATATTGCAATTTTCACCAAAAATATTGGTATAATCATTAATTTCATTTTCTTCATTATAATCACTTGATTTAACTAAATTTAAATATACAATACTTTGTTTAAAAACATGATTGCCGTATCCAATAATAATATATGACATTTTTAAATTATCTTTTATTTGCTTCAACTATGATATATATATATTAATAATTATAATTCAATTTTTTTTTTCAATTTTTTTTCATCATATTATTAATATAAATGAAGAAAATAGCCTTCTTATTTCTTATTATTGACAATCCAAATTTTCCTAAGATATGGGATAAATATTTAGATGGTAATGAAGATAAATATACTATATATATACACCCAAAATATCCAGATAAACATACTTGGAAGCCAAATAACATTATTAAAGAATTAAAAGAGACTGGTTGGGGATATATTACAGAAGCTTATTTAGAGTTATTTAAAGCTTCTATTGATAATAAAGATAATTATAAATTTATCACTATTTCAGAAAGTTGCTTGCCAATAAAAACATTTGATAATTTTTATAATGATGTTATAAATGATAAAAGGTCATGGATTAAAAAAATGAAAATCAAAAATTGGGATATGAATGAAAGAGTTATTAAACATATTGAAAAAATGAAAAATAATGATATATATATACCTGAAATAAAAACAATGTTTAAACATTATGCACGTTTTTGTTTAAATAGAGCACATACAGAACAATTAGTAAAAATAAATAGTAAAAATAAATTAAATTTTTATCATAAAATGCATGTAGCCGATGAATTTTTTTTATCAATATTATTCCCACTAAACAATTATAGAGATTTTGCAGTCACATATGATGATTGGGATTATATTGAAAATGAAAGAAATTATATAAATAAATTAATAAAAAAAAGTTATGAATTTAAAGAAAAATTTAATATTGATATGAATGATGAAATTAAAGAATTAAAATTTTTAAGAGATGATTTATCAAAAAATCCAAAAACAATTATAGATGTTGTTCCTGATTTGAATAAAATAATTCATTGTGAATCTTTTTTTTATAGAAAATTTTCAAAAACAAGTAATATTGATAAATATTGGAATATATTAATAAAATTTTCAAATAAATAATATTTAATTTTGTAATTAAATAATAATATATTGTTTTAATTCATTAAAACACTTAGTATGATTTTCATAACCTTCTATTAACACTCTTAAAATATTTTCAGTTCCAGATTTTCTAATAAATATCCTATTTAAGTTGTATTTTTCTTTTAATTCATTTATTTTATTTACAATAAATAAAGGTTCAATTAATTCAATTTCATTATCATCATTTATATAATCATCTTTATTACAAACATTACTTATTTTATAATTAGATAAATTATATTTTTTAAACTCAAAATATTTAAAATTTTTATTCATAACATTTAATAAACTTAAAATTAATAAAATATTAATGACACCATCTCCAACAATTGGATTAATATAATTAACTAATTTTAAATCAATATTTTCATTTTTTAAAACTGTTCCGTGACCGTTATTTTCAAAATAAATTCCTACTTTTCCACTACTTCTTGCTACTTTATCACAATTTTTTACACCAGTTTTAGAACATTTTAAAATAACATTTGGAAAAATATTTTTTATATGATTAACAAATCCACCATTACTATAACTTGTATATACAACACAAATATCTTCTTCTCTTATATTACAATAGTTGATTATGTAATATAAATATATATAACTTAAAGTATCTCCATCATATAATTTATTCATTTTTTTATCTTTTATTGTAAAAAATATAGAACGGTCTGCGTCACCATCTACAGAACCATATATACCATCTTCTAAATTTAATTCATTATTTTTATTATTTATAAAATAATCTGTTCCACAATTATTATTTAATAATTCATATTTTCTTGTATTAAAATTAATAAAATTTATGGTATTTATCCAATTCTTATTATCTATCAAATTAAAAATATTTTGAAAAGTATATTTAGCTATTCCATTTGCACAATCAATATTTATTTTAATATTATTATCTGTTTTATTTAAAAAATTAACAATATAATATATATAATTATCATCATTAATTTTAAAATGATGTTCTGGAGTAGATACTAATCCAAAATTAATTATATTTATATTATTATCAGAATTATCAATTCCATAAGTTATTTTATTAAATATAGTTTTTGATGAATATCTTGTATCATAACCTATATAAATTTTATAAGTTTTATTTGTTTTATCATATGAAATTATTTTATTATTTATTACATATTTAACCAAATCATTTTCTTCATCTTTTGAAATCATATTTCCTTTTTTATTAACTATTTTTACTCCATTATCTGTATAAATGTTGTGTGAAGCAGTAATCATTATACCATAATTAGTATCATATTTATGACACATATATGATAGTATAACACCTATTTTATAAGATATATTAATAATATTATCTGAATTAGAACGAAAACCAGCTGTTCCATAATTCATATTATTATTAATAATAAAAAAAATAATTTATAGTATCAATTTATCTTCTTCCAAAAACACCTGAAATTATTAATTTACCATTAAAAGCTTGAACACTTCCTGCAATTAAACAAACTACAATAAGAAATAATCCAATTAAAAAAGAATTATATTCAGGTAATCTTAACACATACACAGTAGCAACAATTGTTAAATAAAAAACAACTAAAGCAATAATAATATTTAATAACATTTATATAATATAAAAAATAAAAAAAAATAATTTATAGTAATTATATTATTATAAAATTAATTATTGTTTTTTTTTTATTATAGTATAATTATTTTACAAATAAATTATTATTATAAATTTTTTTCAATATTATTGTATAAATAATCAGCAAATTCAATACATCCTTCTCCATTTTCTATTATTGGCAAATCATTAATATTATATAATTTTATTTCATAATTTTCATCTATTTTCATTTTGGAAAGACATCTTATATTATAAGTTTCAGACGCACCAATTATTTGTGAAAATAAATATTCCAATTTTTCATTAATTGATGTATCAAAAAACTTTATTTTATTATTATCTTTTATTTTTTCTAAAAACATTGAATTATCACCATACAAATAATAATAAGATTTACTTCTAATTTCTTTAGGTATTAGTAATTTAAATTTGTAAAATGATAAACCAGTTGAAACATAATCAATCCATAAAATTAAATCAGTATCAATAAGATTATTTAATGAAGCAATTTTTGAAAAAGAAACAGAAAAATTATTTATAATATTAAAAAAACAACCAATACAATTTATGAGATTTCAATATCTATTATGTATAATTTTAATTATGAAACAAAAATGCAATTTTCAAGATTATGGATTTTGTAATTATTTTATTTCTTTTTTATAATTTATGAAAATTAAATTTAATTTTCATACAACAAAAATTTAATAAATCATTACACCTAAATCACATTCAATATCAAATATTTTATTTTCATTATCATCCATATTATTTTTTAATTTTTCAACAACATCTTGATTTAATTTTATTTTATTATTTATGTTATTATCTCTAATTACACTTTTACTTATCATATTTTGACCATTATAAATAGCAGTAGTCATAATATTCAATATTGAATTATATAATCTTTTAAATTGAATTTTACCTTCATCATCAACTAATGAAAAAACACTTCTTAAATATAATAAATCTATAGTATTTTCACTTGTATTTTTCCATATTTCATTTTCTAATTCAAGTTCTTCTTTATCATTTTTATCAATTTTTAAAATCTGCATTATACAATTTCTCATTACTTGACGCAATACTGTTTTTTTATCTCCATCTATCCATTTTTTACCATCATAATATTTTATTCTATTCCTACTCATATCAGTTATATATAATAAATGATTTTCTGGCTTTTTTTCATTAACATAATATGACTTAATAAATTTATCAACTACTAATTCATAAATATTTAAATTACTCTTCAAATATTTTATTCTATCTTCTTTTGATATTTTTATTTTATCATATGCATTTGTATTTTTTTTATCTTTTTCATCTTTAATTATTTTTTTTAATACTTTAACCTCTTTATTAATCTTATTATTTTTATTTTTTAATATCTCTATTTCTTGTTTAAGTTCTTCAATTTTATCATTTTGTTCTTCAAGTTTATCACTTAATTCATCAATTTTATCATCTTGTTCTTCAATTTTATTATCATGTTCTTCAATTTTATTTTTTATTTCAATTATTTCATTATTTAATCTTTTAAGTTCTTTATTATTATTTTTTCTTTTTTGTTTAAGTTCATATTCATTATATACTTTACATTTTTTTAAATGTATTGACATTTTTGTTTTAATTGATAATTCTTTATCACAATAATTACATTTATTACTTTCAATAACTTTATCACAAGAAATTTTTTTATTTTGATGATATATTAAAGATTTTTTTTGTTTAAATACTTTATTGCATTTATCACAAAAAAAAGTATTATCCATTGTATATATTTATTTTATATTTTATATTTTTTAATTTTTATATTTTATTTTTATAATTAAAAATTAATTTTCTATTTTCAACACAAATTTTACAAAAAAGGTGTTTCTAAAATAAAAAAACACCATTTTTGTAAAATTTGTCAAATAAAATTATGGATTTCAAAAACTAAAATTTTTTTTTCTATTTTCAACACAAATTTTACAAAAANGGTTTCTTTTTTATTTTTGAGAAACCATTTTTGTAAAATTTGTTATGGATTTCAAAAACTAAAATTTTTTTTTCTATTTTCAACACAAATTTTACAAAAAAGGTTTCTTTTTTATTTTTGAGAAACCATTTTTGTAAAATTTGTTATGGATTTCAAAAANNCATTTTTGTAAAATTTGTTATGGATTTCAAAAAACTAAAATTTTTTTTCTATTTTTGTTATAAAAATAGTTAAATAAAATTGTTTTTAATGTTAAATGAATTAATTTCACACAAAATAACAAACAAAAAATATTAATAATATTACTAATGAATAATAACAATAAGTTTCAAAACTAATTATATTATTATCTATATCATCATATATTACATAATCATAATCATTATTATATTCATTATAATATAATGGTCTATCATCAATAAATCCATTAACAATATTAACAAAAAGAAAAAATAGTAAAGAAATCATATTTTTAAGTTAATAAACTAAAAACATTAATAATTCAATTTTTTATTTAATAAATTAAAAATAAAAATTGAATTATTAATATTTTAAATTAATAATACATACTATGATGAAAGACTTTACTAATGAAGATTATATGCATATATATAATATAATTACTAGTATATGTCATACTGATTTAAAAAAGGAATATAGACAACTATCAATAATTAAATGGTTAGATAAGAGAAAAAGACGAAAATTTTTAAAAATTAAAAAATCAACTCATAAATATAATGGAAATATAAGAAATAATCAAACCGGACGTTTTACTAAAAAATTTAACCATTTTATACCTATAACTGAATTTGTGAAATTAAATAAAAATTAAAAAATATTTTTTTTTCTGTGCTATTAATAATAAAAATTTTAAGTATTAATTACTGCAAAAATGTATTCATTCATTATTGGTTTATTTGTTCTGTTCATCTATTTCTTTTTTGGTAAAAAATCAGAGGAACCAAGAAAAATTCATTATTTCTTTGGTTCTTTTAGTTCATATAGTTTTTATGAAGACACTGGAGAAGTTATAGATAGAACCTCCTAAAAATAAATATTTATTTGAAATGATTATATAAAAATAATCTTTTTTGTGGAATTTTTTTAAAAATGAAATTTTAGTAAATGAAACTTTTTTTTTACTTTTATATTGTGTTTATTTATTATAAAAATATGTTGAAAATAATTACTGTAATTATTTATTATATAATTTAATATTTTATATATTTGGAATATTATTGGTTTTAGTGATAAATATATAATTTTTTATAAATATATAATATACTTGTAATGATTCCAAAAGTATTATATCAAACTTGGAAAACAAATAATTTAACACAAGATATGATAAAAATAAAAAATAGTTGGAAAGAAAATAATCAAAATTTTGAATTTAAATTTTATGATGACAAAATGTGTTTAAAATTTATAAAAAATAATTTCACAAAGAGAATATTGGAAGCGTATAAGAAAATTAAATATGGAGCATTAAAAGCTGATTTATGGAGAGTATGTATATTATATATTAATGGTGGATTTTTTGCAGATTTAGATACATTATGTTTAGGTTCAATAAATATTTTCATAAATGATAAAACAGAATTTATTACACCAATTGATTTGAGTGGTGGTCCATATTTATTTAATGGTTTCATTGGTATAATAAAAGAACATCCAATATTAAAAAAGTGTATTGATATTATTGTTAATAATGTAGAAAAAAATATTAATTATGAAGATAAAAGAAATGTAGCTGGTCCAGGTGTTCTTGGTAAATCAACAAATATTTATTTAAAAAATAATAAAAATAAACCATTTGAATTATATGATTATTATGAATTAGATAATGGTAATAATATACATTTCTTAGAATTTTCTAATCCAAATGAAATAATTAAAGATTATAAAACAAAAGTTCCATTATTTCAAAATAAAAATGGAAATACTAAAATTCAAGAAGCTTATATAAAACAATGTCATATTTCAAAAACCAAATTTAATTGGACTGATGGTAATCCATATAAAGAATATTATTAAAATAATATATGTAATGTTATATAATTAATAAAAATTGAAATAATAAATAAAAAGAAGTAATTAATAAACAAATAATGAAATGAAAATAAATACTATAAATTTATGTTGTAATGAACCATTTGAAAGAAGAAATAATTTAACAGATGTAATTCATTGTTTGAATTGTCAAAGAAAATTTATTGAAGCAAAAACTATTAAATGTAAATATTGCAAATTAAACAATAATTTTAAAAAAATTATTATTTATAATATAAAAAATAAAAAAATGTTTAAATGTAAATATTGTTGTTGTATATCAAATTATCAAGAATTAAATAAAAAGAATATTACTCATAAAATTAAATTTTTATAATTTTTATATTTTTATAGTAATTATCATTAATATTTACATATTTATTATGATTTTCTATTTTATTATTAATATTAATAATATTATTTTTAATTTCCATCTCTTTTAATTTTGATATTATTTTTTGAGTTATGAAACCATAAAATAATTCAACATAAATATTTGATGTGATCATTATTTTAACATTATTTTTCATTGTAAGAAATATTATTTCATTGAAAATATATAGAGAATTGCTTTTTATAAAAATAAATAATTTTAAATCATTAATTTTTAAAACTAAGTTAATATCAAAACTCATGGGATTATATATTCCTAATAATAAATCGCCTTCATATGAAAGAATATTATAATATAATTTTTCATCTAAATATTTATGTTTTATGTATAATTTAATTTTATTTTGATAGTCTTCTCTATTAATAAACTTATGAAAACTTCTATATTTATTAAAATCGTTTTGTTTTAAATTTTTAATTTTATCAATAAAATTTTTAGTATTGATAATCATAATAAATAAAATATATTATTATAAAAATATTTTTTTAGTTTAATTATAGAAAATATCAATAAAAAATAATATATATAATCAATTATCAATGTTTAGCTTTTTTAGTTTATTAAATGTGATGTTGGACAAACATAAATTTAAAAAAATTGGAGATAATTATAGAAATAATTATTCAAATAAAATTTTATCAAGATTAATAGAACTGGAACCAAATACTATAATTGGTTATCATAAAAATAAATTAAAAAAGAATACAGATACAATTGAAAATATATCTTTATGTTTAATTGGAATTATAAATAACTATGATGAATTATCAAATATTCTTAATATTAAAATAGATGATGAAAATAATCATTATGAATATGTTATTTATTTTTATAAAAAATATGGAATAGAACAGACTTTAAATATATTAGATGGTATATATTCATTTATTTTATTTGATAAAGATAATCAAAAATTATATATTATTAATGATTATATAGGCATTCATAATATTTATTTATATTATGACATAAATAATCACTACTGTATTACAACAGAATTAAAAAATATAAACAATTTATACAATACAATAAATTATGATTTATATTATAGTAATAATTACAATTATAAAATAATTAAATTTAACAGTGCTACATATACTATATTTAATTATGATAAAAATACGAATGTGTGGAAATTAGATAAAATAAATGTTAAATATCATAATTTTAATTCATATAAGCATTTAGTTAATTCTCATTCAATAAATATTGATAATATGTATTTAGAAACATATAACATGTTAAATATTACTTTATTAAAAAATAATTTTAATAATGATTTAGTTTCACTTGTATTAGATGGAGATATTTATAGTGGTATAATATGTTACTTAATTCATAATATTTATAAAACAAAAAATAAATTAAAAAAATTGGAAATATATTCACTAACAGTAAATAATTATTGTGATTTAAAAAAATCTAAATTTATAGCGGATTTTTTAAAAATAAAATATAAAGAAATAGTAGTAGATGAAACAAAATTAATTGATATAATTAGTAAAGTTATTTGTAAAATGGAAAATTATAAATTATCAAAAGTTAGAAAAGGAATTGAACATTATATAATATACGATTATATTGAAAATAATTCATTATCAAAAAATATTGTAAATAATTTTGGTTCAATGGAATTATTTGGAAATTATTTAGAACATAATGATGACCCAATTATATATGATAAAGAAATAAGAAAAAATTTGAATGAAATACAATATAATAATTTATTTAATTTAAATAATAATTTTAACATCAAAAGCCCATATTATGATAAAACATTTATTAATCACTATTTATCAATTCATCCATCAATAAGAAATAATAATATTAAATCATTTATACTAAGAAATTGCTTTAATTATATTATTAATGATAATAATATTTTAAAATTATTCAACAAATTAAGTGAAAATAATAATAATTTTATTAATGAATTTATTATCAGAATAAAAAAATCTATTAGCAATCATTTAAAATTAAATAATATTTATGATTTTAAAGATTCCAAATATGATACTTTATTAAGTGATATAGATGAAGAAAACTATTATAAAAATATTTATAACAAAACTTTTTCATAAAAAAAATTGAAAATTTAATATTTTATAATATTAATTTAGTATAAAATTGTCAATACTTACAAAATGAAATTAATTGATATTGATAAAACTTTAAAATATGTTCTTAATAAAGATGGTTCATATACATTTATATTTATTGATACTATATCAAATATGTTAAATAAAGAAGTTAGTAAAGAAAAATTAAATTTTTATTTTTTAAATAATAATTAAATATTAGTTTTATAATTTTCACATTCAGTTCTACATACAGGACATTTATGAGAAAAATTTAATAACCAATTGTCAATACATTCAGTGTGAAATAAATGCTCACATTTTAATAATCTTGTTTCATCTGTTTTTTCAAAATCAACTAAACAAACAGAACAATTAATATTATTTTTTTGTATTATATCATTATAATTATTATAATGATCTTTTTTTAATTTGTCAATTTCGTCTTGTTCTAATATTAATTTAACACGGTTTTGTTCATATCTTTCTTCAACATGATTATTTAATAAATTATTAATACCTTCTAAATCATAAATTTTAAGTAATTGTTTAGTTATACAAGATTTCAATAATTCATAATCTTTAAAAAAGTAATTATCATAAAAGTGAGCATATCCAACTAATTGAATAGTGATTTCTTCAATTGTATAATTTTCTCTATATAATACACAATAAATTTTATCTACAAGAGATGTCATTGAATTAGATACTAAATTTGAACCAGTTAGATATATTTCATTAATTTTTTCATATAATTCAAAATCATATTTTTCTTCATATAAAATAAAAGCACTCTCTATTAATTCATTTGTTTTTCTATTTGAAATAACACTAATATCATTTATTTCTTCAGCTGAAATTTGAACATTAATAATATTCATATCTTCAACATTTTCATTACCTTCAATATTTTCCAAATTATTTATTTCAGTATTTATATTTATTGTATTATTATTATTATTTAATTCTTGTTCTAATAAATTTATAAATGTATTAACTAAAATATTATTATTAATTCTTACATCATTATCATCAATCAGAGCTGGAAAATCAGTATGTATAGTTTCAGTATCAATACTGTATGAACTATTATCACTGTTTGAACTATTGACACTATTTGAACTATTATCACTATTTGAACTGTCATCACTATTTGAACTGTCATCACTATTTGAACTATTACTATCCAAACTATTATCACTATTTGAACTATTACTATCCAAACTATCATCACTGTCTGAACTATCATCACTGTCTAAACTATCATTACTGTCTATACTACTATCATCCTCATTGGAACTATCACTATCTGAACTATCATTATTTTGAAAAATATTATGATTATATTTTATATTATCTTGTGAATTATTATAACTATCATCATCATTATCACTCATAATATAATTTTTTTATTAATTAGTATTAAATATAAAAGTTTAATTATATATATTATGATTAAAAAAATCAATTTTTTATATGATAGTATTCCTTTTATAACTAATTCATATTTATCAAATAATATTTATAATAAAAATGATAATATAGATAATAATATTTTAGATATAGATGAAAATATATTTATAATAAATTTTGTAAAACCTTCAGATACTAATGATAAATCATCTCTTAAATACAATGACCCAAATTATATATTATTTAATAAATTAAAAGATAATTATGTATATAATTTACCATCAATAAATTATTATAATGATTTTAGTTTTATTAAAGTAGATAAAAAATGGGAAACAGATACTTTTATTAATAAATTATTAAATGATTTGGGTTATAATAATTATTTAACAGCTAAAGATATATTTGATGAAGAAACAGATGAAACATTATTTTATCAAATGTTGAAAATAACAGATATTAATAAGAATGAAAAAATTAATTGTATATTTATATTTTTTTATACAGAAAATGAAGTAATACCAAATAATTTATCGGAGAGTTTATATAATAATAAAATATGGGGTAATAAGATATATCCATATAAAAATAGTGATGAAATAGTAGTATTCAATAATAATGGAAATAACAATGTTGGTTATTTAAATAAAAATGAAAATAAAATAGAAATAAACTTTGATAATGTGGAGTATATTAATTTTTTAGATAAAATATTATATAATTATTACTTGGAGATTAACATTAGTGATTTAAATAATACAAGAGTATTTGGCAAGTCATTAATATCAAATTCAGAATTTGTTAAATTAAATAATGTGGAGACCGTTATTATTAATTTAAATGAAATATGTATAAAACAAAACGATAATATTAATATAGGTTTATTTGATAAATTAAATATTTTTAGAACAAATAAATTTAATATAAGTAGCAATACTGCAAATTATTTTTCATTAACAAGTGATGATAAATTAAATTATAATAATATGAAAATATTTAATAATAGTGAGAAATACACTGTTTATTATAATTATTTAAAAAACAAGAAAATAGCAGAACAATATTATATTAATAATACCATTCCTATTCAAGAGGTTAATTTTAATTTAGTTAATAAAAATATTAGAAAGATTTTAATTACAATAACAAATGAGATAATAAAACCAGATTTTATTTATGAATTGGAAATATATAATATTTTACAAAACAATAATGAATTAATATTTGATGTTAATAATAATTTAAATTTAGTTAATGGAGTAATAAATACTAATACATATTATTCAAATTTATATAGAATTGTATTTAAGTATGACAGTAAAATATATTATATAATTATAAATTTGGTATTTTATAATTGTGATAATTTATATATATATGAGAACAAAACATTTGTTAATAATTGTTATTTAATTGAAAATTTTTGTTTGGAGCCAACATTTTATAATTTAACAAACGAGTATAATATCTATCAGAATATAAATAATTTAACAACCGAAAATTCAAAATATTATTATTACTTTGTGGATTATGATAAAATATCAAATGATAAAAGTGATTATAATAGAAGAATGATAAATCATTTTTATATGAATGTTTCTAATATTAATATTGAATTAAAATATGATGAAACCGTTATTAGTAATATAATAAATATTTTACCATTGTTGATAAATAATATAATTTATGATATTGTATTAATAAATACATATTATGTAGAATTAAAAAATAATATTTATAATTTGCCATCTACATTAATATTATCATTAATTTTAGATAATAATATTGATACAATATATATTGATGAAGAAATAATTGGGAATGATAGATATAAAAAGATAAATTTAACAGATAATGTTGATAAAACAAAAAATAAAATATTAGATTTATTAAACTTGGGAAATGAATATTTAACATCATCATTTAGTTTATTAATTAAAATATACGATGATTACAGAATAAATTCATTTGAGAGTGATATTTTAATTAAAATAATTAATGAAGATACAACTGAGGAAATAATTAAGATTTTTAATTATAAAAATGGTGAGGGAGAATTATATGAGGGTTATATTATAGTTCCAAGAATAATGATAATTAATTATTATAATTTTTATACAATAAATATATTTTTTGATGCATTTAATAGATTGGGTGAAAAAAATGTAATGTTATTTGATAAGGATAATTTTTTATTGAAATTACATACAGAAATTTATAGTAAGAATTTGATAGAGTATGATGCGGAAAGATTAAAAACGAATATTATACCAATTTTAGATGGAATAAATATAAATGAAAAATATGAAGAATATTATAATATTTATAAAACGGATTTAGAAAGTAATTATACTATTTTTATATTAAATTGTGAAAATATAATTGTTGGTATAAATGATATAAAAATATTAATTGAAGAGTTATTGGATATTGATAGAAGTTATATTAATGATAGACATGATATAATAGATATGATAAATGGTTTAATTATAAATTGTATTAACTTGTCAGAAAATAATCGTGAATTATATTTAACATATAGTGAAACAATAACAAACATTAATGATTTGTTAGTATCAATAGAGAATATAAATATAGATACATCAAATGAAAAATTAGTTAATTTAAAATCATCTTGTGTTTATATTATAAAATATTTTTATTGTAGAATTAAGATAGTAGAAGAATTATATGAATTAAATAATGAATTAGTTAGTAATATTAATATATATAACAATTATTATACAAATTATAATGAAATATTAAATAATATAAATTTAAGTTTAATGATTGATGATGAAAATATTAAAAGAGTTAATAGAAGTGTAAAAATGTTATTTTTCAAAGATTTTACAGATAAAATATTAGAACAAATGATACTTACTTATAATGAAAATGTTCCATTAAATATATATAATTTTAGTAAAGATAATATTGAGAATTTAAAAAATGAATTAAATAAAAATGTTGAATGTGTTGAATTATTTAAGATGATAATTAATTTTTTAAAATTATGTAATTATAAACAAAAAAAATGTGATGAATTAAATGAGATAATTAATAATAATGTTGTAATAGAACAAGATTTTAATGAAATAAATAGTTATGAAGTGTATATAGATAGAATAAGTCAATTAAAAAATATGTCAATAAATAATTTTAATAATAATTATAATGAAAATATTAATTTGGTTAATATAGTAAATAATAAACAAGTTAATGAAGATATAAATAGTTTATATACAGAAAGTAATATAATTGCTAATGAGAATGAATTATTAATGTTAAATTATAATTATTTAAATACAGAATATGTATTTATTGATAAAAATTAATTTTATAAAAAAGTAAAGATGTAACAAAAACATATATTTAATTTGTATTATGAAAATATCAAATACATTA